AAAGCATCATGAGTAAAAAATGCTAATCCTCCAACATCTGCATCCGAACCTGTTTGAACACCTGCGATAGAACCGAATGGTCTTCCCGAATTGATTTTAGTAAAAGTCATACCAACAGATTCATTATTATCGGCTTGAGTTCCACCTGTTTGCTCAAGAATAAGTGTAGCGGTATTGATTGCACTTGTAGGGTCAAAATTCGCACTTGATTTAATGTGTAAATCAGCAGAAGGAGCAGTTTCACCAATACCGACTTTTTTATTCCCATCAATTCTCATTACTTCATTTAATGGGTCATTATACAAATCGCTTGGGCCTTTTGTTTTGAAAGCAATATATCCCTCAAAATTATTAGAATTTGCACCTGCCATAGCAATTTCTGTCATAGAAGTAGTGCTACCGCTATTTCTTAATTTAAGGACTCTTTCAGTTGTTCTATCAGTAGTGGTTAAAGAAATATTACCATCTTCAACATCTAATCTCTCATCAGCGGTGACATTTTGATTTAATCGAATACCTACATTTCCTGTTGAACCATCAATACGCAACACTTCTGTTGTTGTTCCACCATCATTTACTTTGAAAATAATATCTTTATCTTCTTCTTTTGCTTCTATTTCCACATCACCAGCATTACTTTTAACAGTTAATCCTTCGGTATATCCCGAATCATCTCTACCAATGCTTAGTTCATTTTCAGCCTTACTTGTAGTAAGATACTGGACTTCCATACTACCAAAACCATCACTTGTGTATTTAATAACCGCAATAATCACATCACCAGCATTAAATTCTGGAACCCTATCAATAGTAGATGTAGAAAATTTTCTTATAGCCAGTGTTCCACCATTACAAACTAATAGATGATAATTACCATCAGTAGCATTAAAACTACTTGAAGTGAAATCAGTTGTTCCCGAAACTGTGACTAAAGCCCCATTTTCAAATACTGTTCCGCCACTTACTGAAACAACATTTCCTGTTGATGCTTGCGTAATATCAAATTCATTTGCTGAACCTTTAATAGCATAATTTCCTTGCATTCCTTGTTGTAGTGCCTTTATTAATCCTGTATGTGGGAAATCAACACTATCTTGTATTTGAACAGGAGGAGAAGCCCCTCCGCCTTGCTCATTAGTTGCATAATAAAACGGGTTTGTTTCTGTTGCCATATCACTCTACCTCCAATATAAAAAATATCTCTAATGTTTCTGATGATGAGAAAGGGCCAATTCCTGTAAAATTATTTCTTATTAATAAATTTGAACTGTTAAATATTCCCGCTTCCCTAACTACTTTTCCACTCAAAGCACTTGTAGAACCCGCTATTGATAATTTAACTTCAAGAACATTATCTGCTGACTTGACGACAGATGGAGTTATAGATAAACCTAATGGCACATCTAACCCCGTAGCAATAGGGCTTGTGGAATTACCACCAAGCCCAATGTCTCCACTATTAATTATTCCTTGTATGTATGTCGCTACCAATTCTTTTACTTTATCTGTTATCAATATTCTTCCTCCAATAATGTTGTAAATGTAAAATTACCACCAGCGAATCCTAATGGATATTGGCCCGAATTAGTTCCTGTATTTAGTTGCTGACCAAATCCTAATGTAAAACCTGTGCCTGTGGATTTTCTTATTTTGAGTTTTAATAGGTTAATATTCAAACCATCAATTGTTGTGAAGTTTTGGGTTTTATCTACAAAGTTTTTTCTTTTCAGATAGTTAGTTTGTTTCTTAGTATCTAATAACAGTTCAACAAATCTATCTGCTATTTCTTTACTATATTTTCCGACTTTTAATTTAATTAATCCATCAATGGTGTGTTCTAACTCTAAAACAATATACTGATTAGTATGTATATTTTCTCTTGGTAAAGACACCGTAATAATATCTCCTGCTCTTAATTGTGAAACATTATTATGACCTATTGTGAATTTAAAAGTGGAACTTAATTCACTATGTATTTTAAGCAATTCTATTGCCTTAGAATCTACTTCTTCTTGAGTAGTTAGTTCATCAGAAAAATGCTCTAAAGTTTTTCTACCTATATCATTTTGGCTTTTAATATTTCTTCTTATTGCTCTATGATTTGCTCCATAAACAATAATTTCATTATAAATATCAAACATATTTTTATCTCTTTCATATTCATATATTTTAACATCAGAATCTTCACTCAAAAATACATTAGGGTAATTATCAGTATTAGTTTTATTTCTTATAATAAATTTATTATCATAATATAATATGGTTTTATTCTTTTTATTTAATAGTAGATTTAAACTATCTAATAATGATTTACCTCTAATATCAGGAGCAACAAATAGAGGATAATCTTCTTCATTTATTATTTGAAAATCTATACCTTCTTCTTCTAATAAGTTATTTATTAAATCATTTGTTTCATTACAAATATAAACAGTAGTTCCAATCATACATCTCTTAGCACTATTACTAAAAGAATTAGTGACTTGTAGAGTAATTGGTTCGGAAATACTCACAATTCCTTTTAATTTTTTAATATTAGATAGCGTTAAATTGTGTTTATAGTAAATATTAGAAGCCGTAGATGACTGTTGCTTATTTTTAGAATAAGTTATAGAACTCTTAATAAAATCATCTCCATCTGAAAATACCATACTGGTTGGTAAATCATTCATTATATCATCTAATTTTGTTGTAGTTCCTGAATACGCTTGAACATCTCTTACAACTAAGTGTTTTTGATAGCGATTTGAAGTATTATATGCTCCACTGACAGTTGTAGAAATATCATAATGTAAGGAGTTATTATCTACAATAACATACATAGACAAAGCCGATTCTCCATCTCCTTGAATAGTTGTTGAAATTTTATTTTTGACAGAATAAGATTTAATATCTTCAAATGGCTTATTTGTTATGGGATTTATTGTATAAGAAGAACTTAGCATATTCAAAGAAATGTTTTTATTTGAATTTTCGTGGAAACAGACATGATTTGGTTGTAAAATAACATAAGTATCGGTATCTAATTTTTCATCCGTTGTTATAATGTGTCTAATTTCTGTGCTTGAAGTATCTAATTCATGAGAAATAACATAAATTATTTTGTATGGCATAATATTATTCATACTTCTACTATGTTTTTTATTTCTTAATACAGGAACGCTATCTTCATCTGTATAATAGCCTTCATATGACGCTAAATAGCATCCAGTTAAATCTAATAATTCTAACCATTTGTATTTGTTTCCGTTGTTTGTCGCTCCATTTGTTCCTTCTGCTGAATCAATAGTATAGTGATATACAGTTTCTCCACCAACCGCCCTACTTGTTTGGTAGCCTTCGGGATAATTAGTCACATGATAGGCATTAGTTTGAGCATCTTCCATATCTAATCTTGGCTTAAAACCAAATTGAACTCCTGTTGATTCAGCAGTAGTATTCAAATCTCCTACTGTGTGAGATAGCATAGTTCCTATGCCTCCTTTTTGGGCAATAGCAAAGCCCATAAGTTCATCATTAGTAGTATATTCTATTCGAGAAACTCCTTCAATTGGCAGACCGACAGTTCCATAATCTAATTCTTGGTTAGTGGTTTCTTCTGCTTTAAAAGTTCCCAAGACAATTGGCAAGAAACCTTGCATAAATAATTCATTACTATGGGTTAAACTACCCAATTTAGCATCTCCGATTTCATTACATAAGAAAAGTTGCTTAAATAAATGAGAAGGAGTGTGCCTATCATATGTGGTATCAAATGAACTTACTGTAAAACTTCCTGTGTTAGAGTTATATCCCCATGTTGTAAAATAAGGAAATAGGCTTGTCGAAAGCCTATTGCTTGTAATTGTAGAACCAAGCCTACTTCCAAAACTTGTGCTTTTAGTATCGGTATCTGCATCATTCTCAAAAACACTATCGCTTCCACTATCGCTTCCCCCATATCCGTCTTCAAAAGTATTTACTCCAACTACTTCTGAGCATTTGGTTTTATTGTCAAAATTATTTGTTCCCGATGTGACAAGAGCAGAACATTCTGCGATAGGTGTTGAATGGTCTTCAAAGATAGTAGTTAAACCTAAAGAAGTGGGGCCTTGACTACTAATATAAACATAATCAAAAATATCAGTGCTTTCTAAGGCTTTTTTAAATTTCTCTAAAAATTGTTCATTCATATCATTGTCAAGCCAATCAAAACCATCAATATCTATTCTAACATCAGTAGCCCCCGCAATAGATGGAAAACTTCCTGTATTATCAGAATCGGGATTAAAGTCAAATCTGTAAGTTAGTCCTGTTCCCGAAGTGACAGTATTAGAATCGGGAACTACTAATTGGATATATCCATTATTCATTCCACCAACACCAGTCCAACTTGACCAATTAAATGTGGTTTTTAATGTAGTTCTCGAATAAGTAGTTGAAAGATGGGAACTTGTAATAGTTTTACTTAAACTAATTCCTTTTCCAACCTTTCCAATAGAATCATCTCCACCAGTTCCTTTAATAAAAGGGCTATTAATAACATCTTTAGCCTTTAGAGCATAAATATCCCCATAATATAAATCTCCCTTTTCTACTCTATTTACATTATTTAATGTAATAACAGAAGAACTTACTCCGCTAACTTCTCCGATAACTAACCCATTGGTAGTCGTTAAAATATCTCCTCTAATTAAGGGATTAGAACCTGCCGTATAGTCAGTAGTCACATCAATAGTAGTGCCTGTTCCATAGTCATTACTTCCTCCTTCTACTAAGGTTAAAGAATTAGTTCCATCAATATTGCTTTCTAATTTAGTATAAGGCATTGGTAAAACAGGGAGAACTTTCTTTTTGGGTTGTTCCTCTTCTATATTAATTGAGTTGAATCCAAAATCTAAAACCACTTCTGTTAATCTCATTATACTAAACATCTTTAAAGAATTAATTTCTTTATCATTATCAAGTATAGAAGATACTGCATAGTCTTTATCTTTATAATTGACTCTATTTGTATTAATTCCTAAATTGTCCTTTGTTTCTTGTGAAGAGTCTATGTCTGCTTCATTTAAAGAAATAATACCATAATTTGTAGTAGTTCTATCATATCCCGCAGAAAGCAAGGCAGTTTCTCTTTTATTACTATATGGTAATAAATCACTAATGCTATAAATAAACATTCTATCCGCAGTAGAATCTCTAATATTAAGTAGGGCTCTTACTTTGGATATATTAAATTCAGGTCTATAATAAGTAGTTGGGGAATCTATTGTAGATAAACTTGCAATTAGGTTTGTGTTGGTAATGTTAGTGGCTTGTTTATCATGAACAATCGGTATTTCGCTTTGCCCTGAAGGTAAAATATTTGCATCATAAAATTTAGAACCCATAACAGAAGTTATACCCCTACCTTCGATTTCTAAATTGGGTCTTGAAGTTATTTTTCTATTTACACCGAGTAAGTTATCGTAATATGTTCCTCCATCATATAAAAAACCATTTTCGTTTTTATATGCACTACCGTAGTATTCGATATTAGAGTCCTTATTATAAAAATCTAATACAATGTCATTATTCAAATAACTGTGATTTTTTCTAAGTATGTTGCCCTTTTCTACATTAAATATTCTATAAATAGGTGAGCCGAATCTTTCTTTATAACTTACTCTATTTGCAGAAGTAGTTTGATAAGTCATATAATCTAAAACTGAGGCATTTGAATCTGACATAAAAGGACTCAATAAAGAAATCATTTTTCCTCCATGTAAAATTCCACCATTGATTATGGAAAATTCGTGGCTCTTTTTATTGTATTCGTCATAAATACCTTCTGTTGTTTTGCCAATTATTGTAAGAGTATCTGTTGTTAGGACAGAAATAGGAGCAGGAGATTTTAGCCGTATTGCAGTTGAAGTAGCATTCAACGGATAAGAAATATCTATTATTCCCAAAAAAACCCCGTTAGAATAAATTGCGTTTCCTTCATGAGCATAACGGTTGGCGTTTGTATTTGAAAGACTATTATTATCTAACAAGAAATACTGGTCTCCTATGTCTTGGTTGCTTAATAGATTACCAATAGTCACGCTTAATTCATCAGTAGAAACTAATTCTTCTGAAATAGCATTAGCATAATTAATATCTTTCCTTGCTAGCAATAGTGGATTATGTGGGGCTACTTCTATTTCCTTCAATGCCCCATTATCTTTCACGCTCACAACAGTAAAATCAAGTAAAGAATTAACAACATTAAAATCTTCATATTCTTCGGGAGTAGCATCATTTCCAAGATTAGCAAAGAAATAAGAATCATTTTTCATATTTTGGACTTTGCTGATATAATATCCTCTTGCTAAAGCATTTGTGGTATCAGTGGAAGTGTTTGGTAAATAACTACCTTCTGCATATCCTCCTAATGAAATGCTATATCCTCCTGTAAATAAAACGCCTTTATCAGAAGCCCCTCTTAAATCAGAAGCCGAATCAATAGCAGCATTAGAAGAAAGTGCCTTATTAAAAATAATTTTATTATTTAGCCTCGAATAGTATAATAATGCACTACCTCCCGAAAGTAATTCTACTAAAGAATTATTTTCTAACCTAACATCACTACCTGCTGAATAACTACCAGTGCTTTCCGATATTCTTCCAACATAACATATGTGTTGATTGAGTTTAGCATATAAGTGGGTAAAATTATCTAATTCTTGTGATGAGGGGTCTGCATCAGTAGCAACAACTGTCACACTATCACTAAACTGTATATTATTACTATCAAAAGTGGCTAAAGATAAGGAAATTTGGCTTCCTCCACCCGTTTCAAATGGAAATAATTCGGGATATGGGCTTTCACTGGAATATATTATATCTTCACTAAATACAGTCTCTTTATTAATAATAGGAGATAATATTTTATTGAATTTATCTCTTCCCGATATATCAACATAAGTTTGCCCTTGTTCTTTGTAGGTGGTAATTGTTTCTATTTCTCCTTCAAATCTATTTATTTCAATAGAATATGCTCCATTTAAATAGGCCAAAACATTAGAATCATAAGAATCAAATTCATAAGTTAAAGTTAATAACTTTTGATTTTTATTTGTTGAAGAAACCTTTGCTTCCAATAGAGCAAAATTATGTGCATCGAACCGAACATATAGGTCTTTTTCTCTACCTTCCATTATTTTAAAATCAGTTAAAAGAGTATTATTTAGGTGATTAAATGCTCGTCTATAAATAATATCATCAGTAGAAAGAGTAGGAGTTCCAGCAGTAAATACTCCTTCGGTTGTGGCTCGGTAATAATTTTCTAATGTAATAGTAGAAGTAGAAGCCCCATTAGAAACACTTCTAACAATACAAATTACATTACCTATTTTTATTTCATTACCCGCAACCAGATAAGATTCTATATCATCAATATCTATTGTCACTACTCTATATCCACTAGGAGTAGTAAGGCTATCAATATCACATTCTATTGTTGCCCAATCCTGTGTTTCTCCAATATGAACTCTATGTCTAACACCATAGAAATCATTTTCTTTAAGTTTAACATTTGTTATTCTGAAAGTGTCTATAATAGTGGTTTCGCTTCTACCTGCAATATTATTAAAAGATTCATTAGTAGTATGTTTAATTACATTAGATAAAATGTTAGTGCAATTAGGAGAATAAGAATAAGTCAAATATCTATATTCACCATTGTAATTATTATTAAATTGGTCATCACTATCTCTTCTCGCATTTACAAATATGTCTTCATAATTAGAATTAGTGCCATAACCTGTTATGCTTTCTCCTTCATTTGAACCACCGTTAGTTGTATCTAAATCTCTTAGATTATCGGTTAGTGTCACTTTCATAGAATACCTACTATAATCTACTATTTGTCCTAAGTATTCTTGAGTAGTCAAAATAGTGCATTCATCAGCAGAAGTCATATCAATAGTCGTTCCCGTAGAAACCCCTGTTTGCCTAACAAAATATTTTTTATTATGGTCTAATTCTCCTATTTTATCTAAAGACTCATCATAAAAATAAAACAATGGATTAGCACACATAAGTTCATTTTGTAAGTCCTTTTTAATTCCCGCAGAAAAAGCAACAACATTTGAGTTCTGTGGCGGCCCTTTAATAATCATAAATTTAGTGTCTTTAGGAATCTCATTTCCTAATTTCGGAGAAAATTCAAAAGCATCTCCCAATACATCTTCTTTTATGACTTCTGTAATTTTAGCAAAATGGTGTTGTAAATGGTCGTCTGCATATAATAAAACAAAGTAATCGTAATTATCGAATTTTTTATTCGTATCATCCCAATCAGACGGATTGAATAGATAGCCTGTCTGTGTAGCGGTTTGATATGTTTTTATCCTATATCCCTTAGTTGTATTCAAATTACTATATGGACTGTTGCCCGAAAACTCTTCATACGAATGAGTTGTTTCAGAAGCATCGGTATGAATAGCAGTATAGAGCCTTGTTCCATCCGTAGAATAAGTGCTACTTGTCGTTATTTTACAATTAGTAGGCACATCTATGTTGCTTGCAGAAGCCCCTCCCTTTGTATATACTGCAACTGTCATAGGTCTATCTCCTCAAATCTTAGGTAAAGAAGAACATCATTATAGTTAGGCATTAAATTTGAGTGCCTAACAATTTTACTTGATATTCTATTTGAGATATACATTTCGTGCATTTCTCCCATAAATTGTTTATTCGTAGTGGCTGAACCAACTCCCGTAGCATTTGTTCCATTTGCTCCTAAAAAGCAATCGGTTCTGTCAAATGCAAAACTATCAGTAGCAACAATTGTTTCTTCTTTAATCAAAATGCCATTTAGGTAAATGAATACTTTCTTTTGTAAGTCATCATAAATGCAAGAAACTTGGTGAATTTTATTAATATATGTAGGTTCTTGATAGGCTTTTAAAAAGAGCCCTTCCCCAGTGGTCAAGGTTTTACCATGAGGAGATACTGTTCTAATTTGACTTGCAGTTTTAGTATTTACTTCTCCGAGCAATACAAATTTATTATCTTCTCGAATAAACACTTTTTGGTTAACTCCCTCAATAAAATCTACTGCATTAGAACCTAAAGAAACATAATCTCCTGTATTTGTTCCACTACCAACAGTATTCACTTTCCAATACTTAAACCTACCAAACTCATCAAATCCTTCTGTTTGGTCTATTCCATCAGTAGCACTATAAGTATATGTTCTACTATATGAAGGTAAAATTACCGCATCGGTAGTTATTTCTGTTTTACTTACCATATTAGGAGTTTTAATACCTACTTTTATTCCAAATTCAGCAGGTTGGTTTTGATTATGTTTTGTAGTATTTACTAAAGAAATATGAAAATTATCATTGTAAAAGATAATCATTTCGTGATTTAGCCTACCCGCAGTAGTGCTTGCTAAATAGGCTTCACTTTGCCTATCGCTCGCTGAATATAATCTTGAGTCAATTGCTGGCATTACTTTATCTGATGCATTGATTAAACGAGGACTTGGAGGAGTGTCGCTAAAAGTTCTTCCACTAACTACACTTGGTTTTTCATCCCACCCTGCTCCATATCCATTAATATCATATGGGGTAATAATTGCTTCAAAAATAAAAGAGCCTTCATGACCCCATAAACCATATCTTACATCATCAGCAGTATTTGAATTATTATTTGTATCGGGTATATTATCAGAATAATCTATTTTAACAGAAGCATTACACATAATAGGGAATTTTAATGCCCTTTGTTTCCCTGCTAAAATATGATACATTTAAATTACCTCAAGGAATAACTGTTGCTACTTCAAATTGCATACTAAACTCTACTTCTATTGCTTCTCCGCTTAATGTAAAATCGAAACTTCTAATAAAACCACTAATTCCTTCATCTGTTTGAGAATCGGGGAATTCACTTGTTGGTAAAATAATATTATCATTGTCTAAAGAATCAAATGTTCCTCTTGAAGAAAAGTTTAGAGGAATTTGAATAGTCTCTAAAGGAGTAGTCGTGCCTCTTTGATTATACGAGGAATCAACTGCTGAGTCTATTAGTATTACTAATTCATCAAAACTTTGATGTTTAGCAATACCAGTAGAATCTACTCCCGAAGCAATCAACTGTGCTATTTCTTGTGCCGTCATTTGAACAGTAGTTGGAGTTCCATCAAAGTTTTTTGTAATTGGCCCATTTGTAATAAATCCGCTTAGGCTTAGAGTTTTTTCTGACATACCAATATCAAGTGCTACTCTTTGGGATTCTCCCGTTGCTAATCCAGAAAAAGGAATACCGAATGAAGGTATTGTTTTATTAACAGAAACGCTAACAGTATTTACTCTCAACTCTATTAGATTTTCAGTTAGAGTGTTTGCTTCAAAGGCTTTAGTTTTAAGATACACAAAAGACATAATTATTCACCTAAAAAGTTGTAGTTGTTGAAACAGACCGAGTGACTTTGTTGTTAATCATTTGTCCTATCTTGTCTGCTATTCTTCGTAGTTCAGTATCAGAAGTATCTCTTGCATTAATCGTAATATTGAAAGTATTTCCACCATTAGAATTAGATAACATGGTTTTAGAGTCCTTATTAGAATAAACTCTTGAACCCGATGGTAATTTAACTAATTCAGGCCCCCTTTCTCCAACAAGAGAAAGCCCCGAAGTTGTTGTTCCACCATCAGCAAATGGGTTAATGTAATCAGCCAATGCTTTTACTGCTAAAAGTGCTGCTCCGATTATTAAAAGTGGCATTCCTTTAATTATCATAACAATACCTGCTACAAGAAGAAAACCATTTATAATTGCATCATAAGTCTTATCCCCACCCGACATTAAATCACTAAACCAACCCCCTACTGAGTTAAGAATTCCTGCTCCTAAACCTAGCAATAACGCAGGAATCGTTCCTAAAAATATTGAAATTACTCCCCATAAAACTTTACCTACTCCCCACGCTACATTCCATAATCCCATCAGTAAGTCTTGTGCCGTTCCTCCTCCAAATATAGCACCAAATACCATCATTACTCCTTCAAGAATAAATCCAAGTCCTTCCCAAAGTTGAGAAAGTCCATAAGCAAATGTAGTAATCGCCCAATTAAATGCTTCTTTAAGTGCTGGCATAAGTGGTTTTAGAATTATAAATGCTAATGAAGCGTAAAAGGCGAATAGAATAAAGAAACGCATAGACATTAATCCTATTTTTAATATCATTTTTCCTGCATTTAACCACATTTTCCAACTTGCTTCGGCAATTACTCCTAAATTTTCTTTAACTGCTCGGAATCTTTCTTCTGCCTTTCTTTTTCTTTCTGCTCTATCGTCTTTTCTAAGGCTTAATGCTCCACCTTTTTCAAACATATCCCCTAAAACTGCCAATTTTCCTAAATTTTTAAAAGAAAATTCTCCTCTTTTAGCATAAGTTTCAGACCGAGTTTGTAATCTTTGACCATATTGAGCCGCTTTTAATGCTTCTCCACCCCTACTATCTGTTGCTTGGGCTATTTCTTCTGATTCAGCAAATTTTCTTTTAGACGCAGCCAAATCACTTCTTGCCATTTGTTGATATTTTAATAAAGGCTTTAATCCGCTTATTTTTGTAAATCCTTTAAATAGAGTAGTAAAAATATTATTGGCTTCTTCTCCGCTTTGGCTCATAGAACGAATTGTTTGTGTAGTAAATCTAATTCCAGTAGAAAGTTGATTAAAAACTCTAAAAGTTCCTGGCGGTAAAAACCCGTAAAAGATTTTACGAGCAGTAGCGACTTCTACTCCAAATAGTTTAACATTTTGAGAAGAACTGCTTAATATTAAATCAATATATTCTAATCCAGAAACAAACTTACCTTGTCCTGTAATTTCTTGAAATTCCTTAAATGTTTTAATAGTGCCACTAACGCTTTTAGAGATTAAATTAAAACTTTTATCTTGTTTTTCTAATTGTTTTGTAAGCATAGTTACGGCTTGGCTTCTATTCTTAGCGATTTTAACTGCTTTTTCTTCTACCTCATTGGTATCTTCTTGGGTTTTTCTCATAGAGTTGAATCGCTTCTCCATTTTTTCCAGTAGTTTTAACTGTCTATTCATTAACTCTACTGAATCAACCAAACTCGCCACCTCACTTAGCCTTGCTCATAGCCTTGTCTATCTCTTCTGCCTTTAATTCTTCTGCAACAAAATGCACTCTTAACAAATCTAATACTAAACTTGTCGGCATTTTGTATATCTCCAAAGGGCTAATTGCTAATGCTTTTGCTAAGGAGTATGTGATAATAAGAGAAACGGTTTGAGGGTCTGCTTTATGACCCTTAAATGCGTTTCTCACTTTTCGTTTTTTTCCTCATCCTCCTCAAATACAGTAAAAGGATTAGGAAGAATTTCTTTAATTTGATTACCCACAAAAGGAGTTAATCTAAGAATATCAATCGCTGAAAGACTTGGTTCAGTCTTTACAATAAAATTTTCAACCATGAATTTAAACATAGCATTCAAATCTATATCCATGTCTTGACGCTTTGCATCAATCTTCATCATGCTATTCATGGCTTTATCTACCTCAAGCCATGTAGGTTCTTTTACCCACACTTTGAGGTATTCTTCTGTTTCGGGTGCTACTTTAATATAATGTAGCGTAGGCTCATTTAGTGCAAAAAGCACACTCTTATCTGTTACAATTTTCTTTTCCATTTTTCTCCACCTTCTATACCAACAAACAAACTAACGGTGTTGGTGGAATATTATTCTGCTAATTTGGATTTTTTCTTTTTAGGAGTTTTCTTTTTTACCTCTTTTAGTTTTTCTTGAATCACTCGTAGATTCTTTTCATACCTTGAAACCAAAATATCACCCCTGTAAAATCCAATGAGTTTTAACTGTGCAAGCACTTAGATTTCTTGGCATAACTGTTGCTTCTATTGCAATTGGCCCTTTATCATCGGGAATAGGAAAATTATTTGCAGTAATGAAGTAGTCTGTAAAGTTAAGTGTAATTGCTTCTCCGTTTGATTTAGTAAATACTAATTCAATTGTTTGTGTTGTATTTTCAGAATCATTTAGAAGTGCTTGATATAGCCTATCATCAGTCACATGACCTGTAAATTGAATTTCATAAGTTCTTTGTGCAGGAATTCCTTCTTGAATATTCTTTCCACCTGCACCTAAGAATCTTCTGTCTTGTAGGTTATTATTCATAGTTAAAGTCAAAGTATTGATTTTAAGGAAAGAGTGGTCAAGAACCTTAAATGTTCCATCTGAGAAAAAGAACGGTTCTCTCATATCATCACTATTATTTGTAGTATCAAAATTAAAGAAAGTAGTTTCTGATTCAATGCCTCTTCGAGCGTCATAAGATTCTGTTTGAGTTAAGTTGTGAACATTTCTTGTATTTAGGTCAAGTGTCATTTTAACTTCTTCATTTTCATTAGCGGTCATGGTTAGAGTATTTACTCTATTACCTCTTGCTATTGTTGTAAAGTTTAAGTCTTCATTATCTGCACCTGTGTTAGTTCTATAAATATTAGAAGAACCTGCTAATTTGCTAAAGTTTCTTTCAAGAGCAAAAGAAGGCAATAGGTCGCCATTTTGTTCTTCAAAAGTATAGGTAATTGGCTTGGTCATAGTTCCGCTTACAGTAGTGGGTCGGTCTAAAGAAACCATATTTGCTAATGTAATAACATTGGGTGGAAGAGGAGGACAAAAGACTCCATTGGAACTATCGTTTAAAACACTTCTAATAAAAATTGGGCCTGTTTCTGGAAAATCAGTAGTAGTAATTCCTGCTCCTCCCGAACTTTCGCCACTATCTCCCTCTAAGAAAATTTTATTTTTATCAGCACTATCGGGTGCAAAATTTGTTGGAGTAGTCACTGATGCAGTATCGCATTCAACTTCGGTGCATTTTCCTAAGAAATAATAAAGCCATGCACCATGATTAGCAACAAATCCTAAATTTCCGCCTGTAAAAGAAGTAATTCCTTTATATTGGTAAGTAAAGTTTCTTGAACCACCGAGAGAAAGATTAGTTTGTTTCATTTCAACTTCGGTATTAGGAAATGTAGCCGATTCAGTAATTCCTAACCATTGGTCAGAAAGAAGTCTTTTAGCGGCAGTTGTGGTAGAAGTTCCACCCGCAGTTGATTGAGAAACTAAAATAATAGAAGAAGCACTTGTTGTAGTTGCTGCGGAATTAGCACCACCATAAGCATTTGTGACAGTCACGACATTACCGCTTCTTGTTGCTGAAATATTAGAAACTCCGTTAATTACAGTTGTAAATGCTGCTGCATATTCTTCTTTTGTGACTAAACCTGCATCAAAGATAGAAACTTCACTATCAGCATCAGCACTCGTTGTCGGTGCAGTATCTCCATCAGTGTCATCAAACCAAACTCCTCTTGTTGAGGCAGCACCACCAGCACTTGCTAAAATAGTAAATACCAAATAAATACCATCATAATCAGTTTTATCATCACTTAAGAAAGTTACAGTTGTCACTTCTGCTACATTTACAGTTGCACCCGCTACTTTAGGAGCAGGAACAGGAGTTCCATATGACTTTATAATGAAATAATCACCACTTGCAACAGTTTGGGAAGGAGAGAATGTAATTGTAGTAGAATCATTAGAAGTAATTCTTGCAGTTGTTTGCAGTTCATCACTTGAATTATATCTTTCAATTAAACAACCAACATACAAATCATCAATTAATGAAAAATTATCTGTAAAATCAGAATGAGCAGTAATCGTATCTACTGTTCCTGTTGTTGATGTTTTAACATAAATATCCTGTTCAGGAATAAATGTTATACTCGCTCCGCTTCCTAAAAATATATCAGTATTTGCCATATTGTTCTCCCCCTTCTCCTACAAACTTACTTAGGGAATGCTCAAATTGAATCTCTTTGCTTCTAAACTCACCTTATATCCAAATAATTTTTTTGCTCGGTCATTACTTTCGCTTCTTGCTCCTACGAATAATTGGGTAAATCTTGAACCATCAGTTGCAGTATAACCTTTACGGCTACCTTCAAGCACCCTACGAAGTATCAAGTATATAGCCCTTAGCCTGTCTTTGCCGTATGAAGAATCAAAGCCCGACCTTTCATCATGAAGAACTCTAATGTGTAAAGTGAAGGTATATGACTCATTTCTAATATCAAAATGAATTGTAGGGTATTCAATATTTTGCGAATCTTCAAACACTACAATTGTAGCGGGGTATCTTCCCAAATCTACTCTTGATGCTTTATTTGCAGTAATACTTCTAATATCAATTACTTCGGGAGTCACCGCATGAGAAGCACTAATAGTTCCATCACTTACTAAAGCAGTAGCGTTGGTTGACCAATTAGTATTGATTAGGTCTATGAGAAGGCTGACTTCATCCATGAATCTACCTCCTTCATTACATACTTATCAAGGTATTTACCATACTCTTCCATAGCATTATCAAAAACTTCTTGTTCGGAAAAAGAAATATCTACTCCTAATACTGCTGAAAGTTCTTGCATGGCTAATTGTCTTTCCTTTTGAATCTCTAAAAAATCTTGAAATTTTTTTAGATTCATAAAATCCCTCAATCAATAAAATAAACAATGTCTGATTTACCACCAAGTATATCCATAGCCTCTTTTCTAAGAATATCATATTTCTCTTTTGTGGAAATATTAGCACCTGTTTCGGTAATTAATACGCTTTGGTCATCATGTCTAATTAATTCCGAAGCAACTAATTTTGTGGCTGCTTCGTGAACTGCTGCGGGAACTCTTGAATTACCTGCAATATAAGAAACAAAGATTGAGTTTCGAGTATGGTATGGATAATCTTGCAAAAAGAAAATTCTGCCCTCTTCATTGAGTAGCCAATAATCTCCTGTTCTTTTCATATCTTCTTTATCTGTAAATTGAGTAATGCTACAAGCATTTGGTATTCCAGTAGTTGTTGTAAATGTTCCTGTGCTTGAACCAGTATTTGTGGCTGATGCAGACATAGTAACATTAGTTGAATCTACAATAGCAGTAATTGTTGTTCCGCTTGGTATGCGATTATTGCCATTTTCGATTTCCATACCTACAACTAATTTAGATGAATCAGCAACAACAAGATTGGTGCTTCCATTGGTATGGGTTATCGCCTGTTCAGTGGTGGCTTTAATGACACAATCTGCCCCATCATCCCCCGAAAGTAGGGATGAAACGAGGATTTTTGCCCCATTTCCTTCCTCTTTTTGAGCAAAGAAAAAGTCTGAAAGCGACAATTGAGAACTTGTTAGTCTTTTTGGTGCATTAGCACCTGTATATTGAGAAGTTGATGGAAATTCTTCATTAATTAAAGCAACAATATCATTAACAGTTGTTTTAACTCCAAAGGTATTACAAAATTCATCATTCCCTAAATTGTTTAATGTGTCTTCTGCAATCATTTCAAATTCAACGCCACTATTCGGCAATTGTAAAACAATAGAATAAATATCTCTAAAATTATCTAATAATTCTATTTGTGCTTGAGCAGAAGCAATCTCTTTATATCCACTACCAGACCAAACTTGTAGAGAAACAATCTTTTGAACTTTCATTTGCTTTAATTGAATAAAACCAACATAACCGCCATAAAGCGTCATTCCAGGCCTATTTGTGTATTCAAAGTTATGAACTTCTTTTTTAGTTATTATTGGTCTATAACTTCTTTTAAGTTTATCATCAACTATTCCTTCTACTCTTTTTATTATGTTTCCAACTTGGGCTCTTGTTGGATAAGTTGCAGAAGCATCAAAACGAGGAACTTGTAATAAATCAGCAACTTGTATATAATCCGTATAATAGCCAATACCTGCTGAATAGTCAGGAGTTCCTGCTAAAGTATAATCACTTGGGGAGGAAGTAATTGACATCAAATACCCCCTTTAACTCCTTCATAACCTAATCCAATAATTTTAGTTCTTATTTCGTTAAGATGGTCATTCATCTTATCTTTCTTTATTTCACCTGCTTTGGAATAATAACTGAAATCATAATTACCAAATATGGCGACTCTTGTTTCTATTGCTAATTTAATATTCTTAAACGGTTTCATTAACAAAGCATCTGTTTTAGAGGTATCTATTTTTTCTTTCAAAGCAGTTTTCCATTCTTTTTTATTAGGAGAAGGAATACCAACATTGAAATTTAATTCATATGCTTTCAATTCTTTTAGATTTTCAAGGCTATCTAATAAATTATTTAAGTAATCTAATCTTTGAATATTTACTATTACTTCCTTAGTAATGTCTTCACTATAAATATTGATTTCTTCTGATTTTAAATCTTCTAAATTATTAAAGACTTCATTAAAAATAAAATTAGTATCTATATTGAATTCTTTACCCATATTTAAATTAATAACTAATTCTCTTAAAGGAGAAAATTCTGTTTTTATTTCTGCTTTTCTCGAAGCAAATTCAGAAGGTCTTGAAGTTCTTGTATATTTTTGACCATAAGGAACAAACCCTCCACTTGCTATACCTAATTCTCTTCTAATGTAATCTACATAATATTCTCTAAATTTATCTGAAAATTTATTTAACCCATCTGGAATTTCGGGAATATAACCAACAATGTCTTTTTTTTCCTCAGTTTCGGTCTTAATAAAATACTTAATATTCAATTCTTTTACAAATGTAGTATTTGCAAATAATATTTCTTTAGTTAAACCAATTTCTTCCACTACTTTTAATTGTTCAAGTGCAGACTTCGTGAACTTTCCAATATTTATACCAAAGGTTATTGTTCCCATTTCTTCTAAATACACTGGGTCTAAATTCTCTTGTTCTAAAAAAGTATCTAAATCAAAATCGGGTAAATTTTCTAAATCCCTACCAAGTTCTAAAGAAGTTGCACCAACCAATTGAAAGTATTTTTTACTATCCGTAAAAGCATCAAATAAACTTATATTTTTTGCTTTCTCAATTCTTTCTTCTTTATTTTCTCCCCTCAAGTATTCAGACCAAGCCTCGACATCTTCTTTGTATGCTTGTAAAGATAAATCTTTGTCTTTAAGAGCCTCTTCTAAAACTTCTGAAAGTTTTTCTTGTATTTTTTGTCTATCAGAACCCGCACTCTTAAGTGCTTTATCCAATACATACTCAAGTTGTGCTTCATCCATATCTTTAGAAAGATATTCTATAAAGTCATTTTTTATTAATTTTGTAGTATTTGGATTAGAAAAAGATTTCATTCCGTTCCACTGAATAGAAATATCTTCTTCGACCAAATATAATCACTCTCACATTAACCATTTAGCCCAAGCAGCACCTTTTTGAATTGCTGAACCCAAACCTAATCCGCTACTTGGAGGTTCATAACTCATTTGACCAGTTTGAGGGTCAATCCAATATGGGCGACCATATCCATCTGTGCCGTTTGGTGGGATAGGGTAGCCACTACCATTATTCATAGCACCATGCATTTGGTTGTATTGTTGAGTATTGCCAGTTAATCCTGCAATAGCCATCCCTGCCGATGGTTGCCCTCCATTAAATCCTTGTGATTCGAGATATTGTTGTTTAGCCATCTTTCTTTGATTAATAACTTCTGCATTTAACGCAGCCCCAAGAATCTTTTGAATATCTAAATCAATGTTTTCTTGAGTAATTCTTTCGTATTCTCTCATACATTCTGAATTTAATTCAATAGCACCGCCCGAAGTAGTGAAAGATAACTTAGAAAGCATTTGTGAAACTACTCTTTCTATTACATCTTCCATTAGTTGCTCTATCGCTTCAAAAAACATCTGTCCGTGATATTGAAAAAATTCCTCAACATGATTGTCTTGTAAAGATAATAGATTATTTACAGTTTTAAAATTAGCATCATTTTGTTGCTGAACTGCGTTCAATACTGTTCCATTACTTGTTCCTAATATGCCCATATTTATTCCTCTTTTTGTTCTTCGGGTAGTGGCTTAGTCACCTTAACTCCTTCTTGTATCATTAGGTAATTCAATCTATCTGTTAATATATTGATTTCCCCGACTATTTCAATCGCCTCATTCGTGGCTGACCTATTATCACGCATGGTAGGTGGCTTAATAAAATAACCTACTGATGTAAGAGAAGCAATATCAGTCTTACTTAAACTTGTAATTGGGCCACTTTTTAGTATATTAGGAACTCTCGGTTTAAATCCCTTATACTCCAAACCATGTTTTTCTGCCAACATCTGTTGGTCTAACACTTCTAATTGATTGAAAATAGAAGCATGTTTAGGACAATATGTTCCAAAAAGAGGCCGACCCTTTACTACTTTTTCTAATGGTATTGGTGGTCTTAGATAATCCCCTGCTTCCCAAATGTGATGAAATCCACATACAACACATCTTTCTTTCATGTTGAATTTTTTTCCAAATTTGATAAAAAGAAATTTTTTGGGTTCGGGTAATAGGATTTTAATTAGTTCCTGTTTTTGTTTTTTTGGCTTAATCGCCATTGGTTTATATTCTGCTACAATTCCTGTTGCCCTTGCTTGTTGAATTGGATTCAGAAGCGGGTTAAATTGTTGTGGGGCAGTTTGTCCTATAATTTGTTGTTGATACATTTTTCATTCCTCTTTATATAAGTCTCGAAATTTATTATTAAATTTAGGTCTTTCTTTATATTCATCAATTATGTTAGACAAGTGTTCCTCAAAATCAAAATCTTCATCTTTTATTTGGTCTAAAGTAAGTTTAGCATAATATTCTTCAACTATTTCATTAAATGCTCTTTCTATTTCTTCATCTGGTATTTCTGGACTAAGATGTTCATACTTCGTTTCTTCAAAATTACCTATTGTCATTGAGGCTAATGGATATTCGTTATGAATCCAAAGTTCTTCATTAAATGGTTCATTTTGCATTCTATCTAAAATATCATCAATATCTTTTTTTAATATTCTTTTCCACATAGTAATCAGTAGTCCTTTATCATTGTAAGTATTCCTTTATACACCATTTCTGAATCCGATTTTGCCGAAACTATATACTTGAAACAAGGTATTCCTTTATCATTTAATTTTCTCATTCCATAACTAAAGGGCTCAAATATTTCATGTTTCTCTATTGGTTTGTCATTTTTGTATTTCTCTCCCCAAATATCATATTTATTTGCCCAAATACCTATTGCTAATGGATAGTCTATATCTTTTTTCTTTTTACCATCCGACCAAACATTAGAAGTCACTGTATCTACTAAATATTTCCATGCTACTTGGTGGTCTAAATTTGAAGTATTATCTAAGTGTCTATGGTCTATCATAAAAATAATATATTTTGGTTTTCGGGTTTTCATGTCTTTTTCCCATTCTTTCCAATAGATTGCTTCTCCTCCTAAATCAGCACTCCTAATTGTATGAGAATCCCCATCTAATTTAATATTTTTTCTTGTGGCTCTACCTCTACCAACTGTTCTATCATTTATTTGTGGAACTTCTCCTCTTGTTCTTAATTGGTGACTCATAGTTGTCTTTCCAACCATTGTTGCTCCATATATTCCAAAATTAATAGCATGAACTTTTTTATAAAACCCAACAACTGCTTCGGTTATTAGTATTGCGAAGCCCGTCATTAATGACATACATATCTCCCACCTAATGTTTGAATAATCCTTTAATAGAATCAATAATCCATCCCATTATATTTATATCAAAAACTCCCAAAATATTTCCTATAAGCAAGGCAGAAAGAGTTGCACAAGAACCCCAAAACCATGCTCTCATTTTCAAAAAGAAAACATCAGCAGAATGGGCTCTTTGTTGATTATACACAAAGTCGTTATCAGAAAATCCCATTAAATCAGTCAAGCCCATTTAACCACCTTCATTGTAATGTGGCTAAAAACTCACTCCCAACGGTGTTCTCTTCATCTTGAACTCTCGGTGCATAGAAAGCAGGAACACCAAATTGTTTTGCACTTTCTCGCATCTTTTGGCGTTGTTGCTCATCTCTTGATTTTCTTTCCCAATATGCTTGTATTTTTCTATCAAGAAGCCACATTTCTATTTTATCATTCAAGGCCAAATCAAATAGGGCTTTCATGACCATAATAGACCCTATTGTTCCTAATCCAAACAAAAATGAATGGGCTAATGGCCCATAAGGAAATCCTGTTCCAAATTGAGCGTAAGCAAATACATTTGCTCCGCTTAATGCTCCGACAAAAAGAATAGTCATTACTAATCTTGTATCTTGATTTAATGCTGCCAAATAATCACCTTCATGAGAACTCTACTGAAAGAGAAGCAGAAGAAGAACCACCCGCAGTTATTTGAACATAAATACCGTTATCACAAACTACATTGTGCATATCATATTCAACACTGTGAGTAAGAGCAGGATTAGTAGCAGCATAAACAAATCTTGTTATTTCTGTTTTGCCCGTTGTTGTAGTATTATCAGAATCCCATATTTTGATTGTCACATCATTAGCACCATCATGTGTTGCTACAATATGCAAACTTGTCAATAGGCTCCTAACTTTAGAAACTACTGTGCTACTACTAATTACTCCACTTGTCCTACAAACGCCACCCATAGTATCGCCTCATTCAATTGTTGAGAGCCAAGACTCTTAACAGTTTCTCTATTCCTCGACTACTTCTTTATCTTCTGATTTCTTTTTTGGTTTTGAAATCTTTGGTTTTGAAATAACTTTCTTCTTAGGCAAGAGTAGGGATGAGAGGGAAGAAGCGTCAGCCAATTCCTCTCCCATTACCCTACTAAGTATGCTTAGAGTCTTTTCATCGGTGTTTAAAACATCTTCTCTATCAGATTCTTCAAAGACAAACATTAGATTAGGGTCTTTAATTCGCATTAGAGCCCAATTAACTGGAACGCTAATTGGAACTCTTTTGCGAATTACACCGTATGGTGTGTCAAGACGACCAATGTTTGCTCTATCGCTTATAGTGACTTGAGGCAATTGAACACCTCAAAGATTACCATAAACTCTAATTCTAACTGCTCCTACATCGGTTGCGGTTAGTTCTGCTCCTGTTGCTCTAACAACTCCAAAGATTGTTAGAGAGGAAGTGCTTGTATATGCTCCCGCAGAACCACAAACAAGAGAAAATGTGTTTAGAGCAACTTCATGTCCTGTAATCGTAGCAGATGTAATGGTGTCAAGACCCAAAGAAGCAGCCGTGACTACTTCTCCTGTCACTGTATATGTGGTAATATCAATTACCGCATCTACAAAATATTCGTCACCACTAACTCTTGGTGCAGTATAGCCTTTATGGTCGGCTAAAATTGTTGTTGTGTGTGTCAATTAAAACACCTCACTTCAAGTTAGTAATTTTGCCTTGACCCTTAAAGTATGAACAACCAACTTCTGCAATTGTTCGATACAATGCTCGGTTTCCAAGTTGTCCGACACCGAATGGGTTTCCGTTGCTAATACCATCTTCAAAGTATTGAGTTGGTTTCATAACTGCAAGCCACATATGGTCAGTATCTACAAACAACATATCGCTAATTGTTCCACTGTCAGCAGATGTGCTTTGCATTGAAACAACTGGAATTAGTGGAATGTCGTAGTATGTTGCTACACGGAATCCAACTTCTGCACCCTTAACTCCACGAACACCGTTAACAGTTGGAACAACTTCTTTTCTATCCATAAATCGCTCTTGGGATTGTAGAAGGTCAGATAGAGTTTGTAGTGTGTCATATCCTGTTAGAATAACCTTTGGAGAACCACCGTTTTCACGAAGTTGCCTCAAAAGACTGTTCATAATTGTTAGTGTAAATGGTCGAGAATCGCCACTTGCATATCCGTCACCATAATCAATAGTTGCATCAAGGAAAGAAGCATTATCACGGTTTGTTCCGTAAATGTGGTATGCTTCGCTAATATCTGCGGTAATTGAGGAAACAGGGAAGTTATCTGTGTCCATTTGGTCTAATTCAGCATTTGAAGAAATAACCTTGTAAAGAGAGGTATAGTTTCTTTCAATATCTGCGGCTGCATTTGACTTATCTGCTTGCAAATATGCCTCAAGAGGAGAAACAAGCATTAGATTTTGTGCTTCTGCGTGGTGCTTACCCATATCTTCACGCATTTGAGCCCTAATGTCGCCAATTCCGTCATCAATTTGAGCCATTTCCATAGCCAATTCGCTGAAATCGAATTGATGAGCGACTGTTTTTGGACTCATAAAGAGTGTAGAATATTCGGGTGCAATAGCAATCAAACCATCTCCACTTGTTGATAGAGATGCATTTTCAGGAACACCACCAATGTTGTCTAATCTTGGAGCATCTGTTCCTGCCAAATCAGTTCCAGTTTGGGTAAAAGCATGAGAATTACCAGTGCCACCAGCAGGTCGCTTTGATAGAACTCTCCAACCACTTGAAGTATATGGTCGCTTTGCCATAACAGAAAGTGCATTTACTTCCCTGTTTAGCATTGACCAAACTTTTTGTCCGTATAGAACATTGTAAAGATTACCTGCAATACCTGTTGTTGGGGAAGTTTGAGTTGCTGCATCATGTCCTCCATGAATGCCTGTTACTGCCCCTGCGGTTTTCAAAAGCATATTACTGCTTCCACCGAGACTAAATCCGTATGTTTGTGCTTCTAAATCTGCAATTGTGTTAATATATCCTGCCATTTTAAATTCCTCCTGCCATCTTATGAATGTCATTCCAGTCCATTTCTGAAATTTCCTCCAATGAAGGGAGTTTGATTTGAGCCTCTTCTTGAGCCTTTAGAATTGTTTCTTTCTCAGCAGTTAGAGACTTTCGTAGTTGTGTGAATTCTTCCTTTAGGGAAGCAATTTCTGTTTGTGCATCATATTCAGCCTTTGCCAACAAGTCTTCTCTTGTAGAGACTTCTTCTGCAAATCTGCTTTCAAATTGCTTTTGTAGATTGTCGTAAGCCAACTTTTCAAGTTGTTCTTGTCGGAAAGCCTCGTAAGCCTTCTCGATGTTTTCATTTGATAGGTCAAGAGTTGAAAACTCATTACTATCAAATGCCTTAACAACTGGCATATCTGTTGCTCTTGGCTTTCCGTTATCTACTACAACACGGTCTGCGGGTTCTCCGATTTCTACACCTGCACCATCAAGGGTTGATACTACGGCTTTGGCTTCTTCATCCATGTATTCGCCCATACCTTTCTCTTCCTCTTCTGCTGGCATATCCATCATCTCTTCTTCTTCTTCTTCTTTTCTTAGAGCATTGACTTCATTCATTAATGAATCCAATTCCTCCAATGCTTTTTCTAGTTTTGTCATATTTTTCACCTTTTTTTCTTGTTTTAAAATGTCAAATTTCGCTTCGGGGTTTATTCCTTTTTCGCAGATTGTTACCTCATGTAGTTCTAATTTGCTAATTTCATTGTATTGTCCTAATTCTGGGTGATTCTTTTTCACTTTCTGAATTGCTTGTCCTCCAATACTAAAACTCCTAAGCGAACCTTTTCTTATTCCTCGATTTATTTCTTTTGCTTTTTCTATATCGTCACGGAGTTTAATTACAACAAAGAAGCCAACATCATCTACTTCTGTTTTCCATAACCTCCCACTTTTATCTCGATATGATTCTACTACTTCTCCAACTTGAACATTTGAATGATTTGTCATTACATTTCTAAATTTTGGATTCTCCATATATTTTTTTACTGCTTCATTTAATGCTTTTAGGGTAATCAAATCGTTTTGCTTATCTACGATTTCTATACTTGCATATCCCCCTATCATTAATTCATCGCTTTTCAATATTTGAAAGTCTTGTGTTTCCCTTTTGAGAAGAACTGTCATTTTCTTCAACCCTCCTAATTACCCTCTACTATATAAAGAACACCTAATTTCTTGGTATTTGCATTGAACTAAATTTATCTTCATAAATGTTCCAAATGCCTTCATCACCTTCTTGGTCTGCTGGTTTCTGCTTAAAACCAGTCCATGCTAACCACATCTTATTGCCTTTTACTGGAATAACTCGCACATGAAGTTTTGTTTGGAACTTATTGCCTTCTAAGAAATATTCATGATACCCATGTCTTTGAATGCCTAATTTAACAGAACCACTATCAATTGTCTTTTCTTTGTCAATTGTTTTAGCAACTTCGGCAGGGTATTTACCTGCTTTGCCAAACATATCAAAGAGTTCTTCTTCGTTTTCTATATCAATAAGCCAATTGATACTTTCATCACCTAATTTCATCACAATGTTAAGGTTGTTATCCTTTCTCATGTATATTCTAAATTGTCCTTTTTGGTATTCTTCGGGAGTTTTGTAGGCTTTCTTAATGTCATCTTCTTGATAGATTTTATCTGCTTCTGCAAATAGTTTATCATTTTCAAAACTAATTCCATCCCTTTGTTCCGCCCAATCTTTTAATTTAGAATATTCGCTTTCTAAAATGTCCTCATATAATGAAGGTTGATTTCTAACTAAGTAATTATGGACTTCTTTGGGAGTCTTTGCTCCATTTTGCTTTAGGTAATTAAAAATAGCAACTGTTAATTTACCTTGCTTAGTTTTCATTATCTCTTCTACTTGTTGTTTCCACATATCTAAGTCCATCAATGCGTTTTTAGACATTAAATTATTTTCTTCAAAGCCATAGATAGTGAACCCATCTAAGTCTGCTTTAACAATAAGAGTGGCTTCTCCATGAATATGGTCTGTAATAGTTATTCCTTTCTTTAAACCTTCAATAGAATAGTTCAAGGATTTTTTAGTATCTTGAGAAAGCATTTCTAAAGTCACCAATTTATCGGGTGCTTCAACTTCGGGTATCTCAATTACTTGTGCAGAATAAAGAGTATATCTTTCTCCTGCATTTTTTACTTCATCTACCTTTACTCTAATTATATCTCCAATATTAGCACTAATTTTAGTATTAAGAGCCTTACCAACATTCATGTATTTCTTTCCTTGAAATTCTTGAATAAATTTACCTTCATCTTCGACAGGCCCAATTCCTAAAGTATAGGAATATAAATTGCTTTTAGTTTTTGATTTATCTAAAACAATAACATCTAAATCTACAAACTTCTTCCACTTAATCCACTTAGGGTTCTTTCTTGTTCCTACATAATAAGTAGAAGTAGCATCTTTAATGACAACTCCTTCGGAAGTAGGCATCTCCATAATCTCTTTTGCATACTCTTCAATATCTTTTAGATTATCTGCTTGACGAGTATCTTTCTTTGAAGGAAAGTTAAGAATATCAGAAGAATGCATTGAATAGTTGTTAAACATAATAGTCATTCTATCACTTAGTTCTTCATCTAATAGATTCTGTTCATTATGTCGCATAATGTCAAAGACATGACATTTTAATTTTGCATCTTTGTATTTATTTTGAAATACATGGGAAATGGTGTCTGCTCTATGTAAAGCATCTTCACCATCAAATAGAATTAGTTCTGCATCAAGAATACAATCTCCAAATTGTTTTTTACTTAGTTCGCTAACTATTTCTTTACATTTTTCCGTGATGTCTTTTTTATTATAAGAAAACACTTTAATTGATTTATCTATTTTTTGCAATTGTATTCTCATACCATCGTATTTTTCTTGAATATACCAATCTCCACTAAATCCTTTTAATTCATTAATATCTTCAATTTCAAATATTCTATACATTGGTTTATTTGGAACAATAAAATCTGTTAATGATTTTTCTTCTTCTGATTTTTCTGTTTCATCTTTTTTAATAGAAGCCTTTTCTTCTTTTTCTGTTTCAAAACCTTCTATTTCAACAAGTTCATCTAAATCACTTTCTTCGTATCTTGAGAGCATTAAAAGTTCTAACATATCTAAAGCGGATTTAACTTTCTTTTCTACCGCTTTCGAGTCTTTTCCATCCCCATAATGCTCAATAATATAGAGGGCAATATCGTCAGATTCTATGTCAAGACCCTTAAGACCTACTGTAATATCATCCATTTGCATGTCTTTTATTGCATAGACTTCTTTGGGCAAAGTGTTATCATCACTCCTCAATGCATAATGCACAAACTTAACCATAATTTCGGGATTTCCCAAAAGGGCTTCCAAAACATTACCCTTAAATCTTTTAGCGAATGGGTCTTGAACTAAATCAGAAGAATATCTTAAAGATTTGATTCCTTCAAAAATTTTCTTTGCTTGGTCGGAAGACGGGTCGCCACTCTCCTTTGCATCCAATAAATCTTCATCTATGAAATCTTTAAGTTCCTTTGAAGTAGCGTCAATTTCTTCTAAAGACTCTTTGATTAACTCTACTGCGTTTCTCCAACGACCCCCATATTCAGTAGGGTCATTCTTTGCAGAAAGATATGCTACTCTAACCTTTTCAAATAAACGAAGTATTTCTTCCGAAGGTTGTTTATCCTTCTCGATGGAACTTAACTTCATTCAAAACCCCCTTTTATTTAGGCTTTGAATTCTGTTGTTTCCCCACCTTTGCCATAGCCCGAATGAGTTCCATCATTGTTTTCAATTTTGGTTTTATCGTTTTCAGCCTTTGGTCGCTTAATTTTAACTTCTTCCATACGGTCATCCTTTTCATCGGGTAGTCGGTTATTATCATTAAGCGATTGATGAAGTAGTTCTTTTGCTGAACGGGCTTTCTCAATAGCGAGACTAATTACTCTTTCTTCTTGTGTGACTCTTTCGGGCATATTATTGTCCTCCTGCATTTTCTACCATTTTGTGAATATCAGACCAATCCATACTTGAAACATCAGCCACGCTTGAACCAATTACATTGTCAATTACTGGGGTAGGAGTTTCAGCAACAACATATCCCGACTTCATCAAAAGGTTGTCTTGAGAATAAACTGTTTTCTCCAACTCTTCTATCTTGCTTGTTAGTGCTTTAATAATAGTCAGCAACTCTTCTTTAAATTCAGTTTCTTCTGTCATTTTTTCTCCTCCTTACCTGTTGGATAGACTAAATCTCTTAGTTGCCTAAAGAGCAATTCATACTCCTTACGGAGTTTCGTAGCCGTAGCCACAATATCAATGTTTCTCTCATCCATTGATTTCACTTTCTTGTTTAGTTTTTTATCAGCCTTCATCAAATCTAATTCTTTTAGCATGGAAATTAAATCCCCTAACTTAGTAAAGTCTTGCCCAAAGAATTCTGTCGGTTCTGCTGATTGTAGTATCTTCTTGAGTTTCTTTCTTCCTTTAGCATCTAAAGTGTCAAGTAGTTCTTTAGGAACTTGTTTTCTTTCTTTAAGAACAAATTCTTCGCCTTTTTCATAATAATCCCATGTCATAGTAGTTCACCTATTTTTGTATTAATATCGCTTATTCTTTTTAAATCTTCTACTATATCTGTTGTTTCTGATAGAAGAGTTTCGGATTCTTCTTCTTTTAAAGAAACTACTTTTACTAAATCTTTAGTAAAGTTTCCTGTCATTCCTCTAAAAATCACATATTCACTAATTCTTTCTGCTAATTTTTCAGCATCTTTATCAGATGATTCTTCTACTTTATTCACAATCTTTTCCACCGAATCAAACTTATCATTTAAATCAAATATAATTTTAGAATTCTTGTTGATTAATTGTCTTAGTTTAGAATACTTTTCTTTATTTTGTTCATATTCTTCTATTTCTTCTTCAAGACCTTCGACATTTTCGATTAGTTGTTGTTCTCTATTCTCTCCAAATTTATCTGGATTTGCTTTTACCTCTTCTAAAAGTTCTTTAGCATCTTTTAATCTATTTTTACTTTTTTCCAATTCTCTATCTTCTATAATATCTAATTTCATATATTTTTTAGTATAGTCTATTAACTCAACTATTTCTTCAATAAAAGGACTAATCTTTTTCATTTCATCTACAACTGCTCTAAGGTCTATTTGAGCATCAGATAATTGAAGTTCATATTCTTCTCTAATTTCTTTTATGTATTTTTCAGGATTTTTTCTAACATCGGCTAATGTTTCTTTGTATTTGCTAAAGGTTTCTGCCACTCGTTCTCCACTTGAAATTAACCTATTCATGTCTTGAATCTTTTTTGTCATGGCTTCTTCTACATCAATATTTTTTCCTAAATCTTTTATTTCTGAAATTTTTTCTAATAAACTTTCTTCATATTCTTCTAATTCTCTAAAGTTTTGAAGAATTTTTCTTAATCGCTTAAGTTTATTTTGTATATCTCTTTGTCTTGAACCAATAGTAGTTCCTCTTATAAATTCTGTTGCAAAACCAATGTCTTCAGAATATCGGGTCTTTCCTTCCTTTCCTCTTTTAACCAAAGGATTTCTCTTAAATCTATTAATATGTAGATTAGAAACTGCTTCTGTAAAAGACATTCCATCAATTTCCTTATCTATTATAGAAATCAAACGCTCTTGGATTCTTTTAACATCTACGGATTCCTTTTTCTTTCCAGCAACCATTTCCCCAGTAGTTCTGCTTTCTTTTAATGGGGGTTCAATAGGAACTAATATTCCATTTTTAATATAATCACTCATATTTTCTAAATATTGTTTATTCTTAGATAGCGATACTAAAACAGATATAATAAAATTAGAAGCGTTTATGCTTCGTATTTTATCATACTCTTCATCATTTTCAAATCTATATCCCGAAGGAAGTGCGGTGTCTGTTGTTTTGCCAACCAATTCTAATTCTTCGGATAGTTTTTCTAACAACGGCAAAGTATTCTCAAGAAGCATCATTCTTCTATGCAAATTTATAAATCCTCTATAAGCAGTTTTAGTAGCGGGTGCTTCCCCTTCTTCATCATCTCGAATTTCTACTTCGCTAACATCTTCATCTTTATCTTGACCTAAAGCCGTTCTAAATGCTTCTTCTTCCTCTTCGGTTGATTCTTCTGCTTTTGCAATAAGAACATTATAAAGTGCGGAATTGTTTTCATTAATGTTGCTTCTCAAAGATTTTGCTATTTCTTCTTTAGATGAACCGATTAAACTTTTAGTATTGTCATCTAAAGATACCATTTTTAGCAACGAACTAAAACTATCTTTAGACATATTAATACCTCTCAAAACGGAATGTTTTCTTTCTTTCCTCTTCGCTTCGGTGGTAGAGAAATAACATCGGGAATATCAGCAGAAGAAGGTGTCGCCTTATGAGTAGTATCTGTTGGCATCCCTGCTATATCCAAATTTCTTGGCTTTTTAATTTGGCTATTAGCATTAGCGTTTAGTGCCTTTACTTGTGCCAATTCTTTTCTTAGTCGTATTTCTTTTTGTTTCATATCTTCTGTCATATCAACCAATTCTCCTTTCGTTTCTTGTATCTACATTTTGGTTTCCTGCATCTGTCGGTAATCCTGTTAATCTTTTATCTGGGCCAACGCTCATTCTTGGTTTGTTTCTTGTTGCAGGGGGATTCTCTTGTGGTTTGCTAAATGCTTGTTCTTGCATTTGTCCTAATTGACTGGCATCTATGTTAGTGCCAGCATAAGGGTCTAATTCAACTTTGCTCTCATCAGAAGGAGTTTCTCCTTCTTTTGGTTCTTTTGGTTCGGGCTTCTTAAATGTAAAATTACCATCTTCATCCATCTCAACTTCAAAGCCCAAATTCTTAGTAGATGCTGCAATATTAACTTCAATCTCTCTCTTTCTCAATACTGCAATTTCATCTTCTTCTTCGCTTGGTGGAAGTTTTAAATCCCAATCAGTAATGCCAAACTGTTTGATTAAAAATGGGAATACATAATTATTATACACATTTTGAGCCATTTGAACTGCTCGATTTGTTACGAGAATTTGCATACCTTCATTATTTAATCCACCGCTTGTAGTATTATCAGCCATGAACACTTTACTTACTCCATAGAATGCTGAAATTCTATCTCTCAAATCATCTTTAACAGAAACATAATCCATTTCTTTTAGGCTATCCATGAACTTAATCCATTCAACAGAACCTTTACCGCCTTCTGCTTCAATGCCCATTACAGGAATAAAGTGGGGGTCTGTTTCCATTTTCTCTTTAACAGACCTCCAAAAAGAACGCATAGAATCCATATTTCTTGTTTGAACTGCGAGTAGTCCTCTTGGCATACGACTCTTTTGATAAGAAGAATTAACATAGTTTTCCATAGCAATAAGAGTAGTAATATGATTATAGAGAGTAATTATTGGAGACATACCATACAATCTTGATGGACTATATTTACTAAAGTGAAGAACTTCTCCCTTGATGAAGTATTGGTCTTGTCCTCCTACTCTATTTACATAATGAACAGGATAAAGAGAACTGCCACACTCTTCACATCTTTCATGTGGTTCAGTGGAAAGCATTCCTCTATGATTAACACAAGTAAATCCCTTTGTTCCTCTTTGACCTAACTCATCAGAATAAATTGCCATAGTCACTGGGTCGCCACGATAAATTTCTTTAATACGGTGCATTCGTATTTTTTGATTTCCGTCAATAAAATATTCTTTTACAAGAACAATATAAGCATCATCCATGATATTCAAATCATCTTCAAGTTCTCTAAGAACATCAATGAACAATTGTTCTGCTTTATTGACATATCCTTCTATGAACCTTTCAGCATATTCTAATTGCTTTACATCGGGAGTCTTTAGGTTTTCACTACCACACCTTGAGCATTCCGTGACGGGTCTTTTGTGTTGTTTTTTACAAGAAAGACATACTGCTTCGTATGCTTTTTCCCAAACATACCCTCTTCTAAATATTTCTTGTTTTAGTTGAGTAATGCAAGTTCGAGTAATAACTGAATTTTGAACAATGTGATATAATAAAGGTGCGGTCATTAGGCTATTTTGTTGCCTTTCTTGAATGCCTATGTTATAGATTTCTCTATCCGCAGGTTTAGGAGTAGAACGCCTAAATAAATTAGTTAGACTAAATCTTCTCGACTCATCAGCCATAGTCATACCTCCCTTAAATAGCAACAGGAGATGCGTCTGTTATGAATCCTTCGGGCAAGCCCTTCTCTAACATATGCATATATGAAGTGACTTCTCTTAAGTCATTCAACTCTATTCCTGTCTCATAGTTATTGTTATCAGCCCAATGAATTAGTTGATTAGTAGATAAATTACTCCCGCTATTTGGTATGAAAGGGCAACCGCCAAGCCCATTAATACTACTATCAAAAGAAGTTATCCCCCAATCTAAAGCAGATTTTACATTGGCAAAAATATCATTACCCCCAACTCTATTTTCATGAAGATGGAGGGCTATTTTAGAATCAATTTTTTTTGTTAGTTCTAATGTTGTCAGCATTTTAGTTGGATAAGATGCACCAATAGTATCACACAAAACAACAGTTTCAGCAATAGCACTTGCTTTTTCCAAAGCATCTATTAGTTGATGTTCTTTAGGCATTCTTTCAAATGGGCAACCAAAAGCACATGAAATATATGCCCTTACATCTTTTCTATCAGTATCTATTAGCATATTTTCAATGTTAGAGTAGGCGGTTTCTAAATCAGTTCCTAAGTTTCTATAATTAAAACTATTAGAAGGAGAAAAGAAAACATTTATTTTTTCTGCTCCTACTTCTCTTGCTCTATCCATTCCTCTTTGATTGGGTATTAATACTCCAAAAGAATCTAAATCCTTTGTTGCTTCAAATACTTCTTTAGCATCAGCCATTTTAGGAACATACTTTGGATTAACGAATGAAGTGATTTCCATATTCTTTAATCCTGCTTCATATAGCATTTCTATCATTTGGATTTTTTGTTTAGTGGTTATTGGAAAACTACTATTTTGTATGCCATCTCTTGCACCAACTTCATAGATTTCTATATCCATCTCTACTCCTCCTTTAGAATAGTTCCACCAATTTGTTCCATTTCATCCATTAAGGATATTTTGCAATTATCTTTATATTTTTGAATATCGTCTAAATATATACCTTCTTTAGTAAAATCAAAACCAACATGGTCTTTATGATTTTCCCATTTCATTAACTTAAAAATTTCATCACACCTTTGTTTATACCAATCAGCCTTTTTGTAGGATTTTTTCATACGAATTAATTCAATCAAAAGTTCAGCATTTCCTTTCTTCATTCTAAAATGAGGAAGGCATTTTGTTAGCAGATTCATAACATCGTCTTGAGAATAAAAATTCAAGCGATTTACTGGTCGAGTATCTTGAGGAGATTTTTGATTTAGGTGCAAACGACCAAAACCAATTGATTTATGCATTTCATTCATGAATGCCTTTCCTCTTTCTCCTGTTGCCACTAATCCGACTCTTGGATTCATATTACGGTCTAATGTAATATATCCATCTGAATCAATAAATGCAGCCGTATAAGCCCAAATATTCTTTTTTAGTTCTGATGGCATCTTGTAATATGCCCCATCTACTGAAACAATATCTAACTTCTTTATCATTTTAGAAATCATTTGAGGGCTTGAAATCTTATACATATTCGTTGGCATTCTTTCATGTATTTGTCTTGCCCCAATACCTTGATTTTCACAAACCATTTTGACAATAAATTCTTCCTGCCTTTCTTTTTTAGACTTAGTAATTGATTGGTCACTAACTTTGGCAATCGCATCTCTAAATTGTTTCTTTGCTGAACTCATTGTTTTGGAGAGTTGAGCATATTCTTGACTATATACCATATCCTGTTGTTCAAGTTCTGCTTCCCAATACTTACATAATGCATCTACGACTTCTCTTCTTGTTTCAATGTCTTTCATTTTGTAAAGTTTGCTTAAGTCTTTTTCATTAAATCTCATTTTCAACAAGGTTTGTTTGTAAGGAGTTAGCCAATGAATAGAATCAATGCACTTGTTTAGATGGTCGGAGTATGCATCAATGAGAGTATCAATAGCCTTAGACATTTTATCTCGATACTCTCCTTTCAAATTCCTTCTATTATTCCTCATAGTTTTGATTATTTCTGGAACTGTTTGGTCTTGAACTAAATATTCCTTTGGATATGAATTCAACATATCCCTTGCTTGACTACCATTTATTTTGTAAGTGTTAGAAACTTTAGCAATTTCATCAAGTTCAGAAAGAACTTCTCCATAAGAAAAAAGTCCTTTGAGTTCAATATCTAATTCTTGTTGAACTTCTTCCATAGCCTCTTCTTCTTCGTCTTTGAGTTCAGCCAACCTATCCATTTGAGTAGAGGCTTGTCTATATTGTTCAGCAGTAGCCATGTATATCCCTCAAAAATTTAATCCCAATCCAAAGTTAGTATTTACTCTCTTTGGAGCATCATCAAAGATACCCATATCATCAAGGAGTATGAAGTTATCTGACGCTTGGTAAGTTGCTGCGTTTGCTAAAGCCAAACTCATAACCATATCGTCATGAGCCCCAACTCCTTCAAATTTACCTCTTTCGGTAATAGCAAACATAGACAATTCCTCAATTAAAGCCGAAGTGACTCTACGGCTCTCTTCGTTCCCATAAGGAAAATGCATTTTATTGTTTTCCAAAGTCATCTGCAAATTGAGTATTATTTCTTGCTTTTTTCTGCGAGTCGTATTAAAGTCATGAACATTTAAGTCGGCCACTTGGCGAAGTTCTTGAGTAAATGATTTGGCAAATGTATTTGTTTCAAAAAGGATAACTTCGGGTCTAAACATTTGACCAATGAGTTTTACCTTTTGTATGTTTTCTCTAAACTCTACATTCTTTGCTCGGTCAATATAGACAATAGATTTATTCTCATGTTCATCCATTTCAATAACTGTAATTACATTGTAGTCTCCATCAGTAGAAATAGCAGGGTCAACTCCTACGAAGTATTTCATTCCCTCTCTTTTTTGAGGTTTCAATACCAAGTTTTTATTCTTAGCACTATCTAAATGTTCGGGATTAAAGAGAGAAGTTCCCGTTGAAATAGGCACACACATATATTCTCTTGTGAATTTTAAAGAACCAATTTCAGCCTTTCTTTCCATAAGAGTTTCATAGTTCCATCTTGCTTCCCATAACGGCTCATTTAAAGCGTTAAGACAAGGATAGGTTCTAACTGTATAGGCTTCGTTTTCAGCGAGTTGTTGGTAAATATCTGTATAACTAAATGGAGTTCCAATAACTCGTAAAGAAGCAGTATGGTGAAGCGTAGGAATCATGTCACCATAAAACCAATCGGTGACTTTCTGAATACCGCTAACGCTAAACTCTTTCAAAGGGTCATCAATAATAATTTCTTGAGGGTGAAGTCCACGAATCTGTGAACCAACTGAACGCTCTAAGATTTGATTTCCATTTGTTAAGGTAATATTACCAATAGCCCATCCTCTTGCGGGTTTAAATTTCTTAAGAAGAGGATGAGTGAACATCTTATCTATATCTCTCATGTGAACCATAGTCTGCTTTTGGTTCGATGAAATGTATAGCATCTGATACGGTGGCTCTTGGAAGATTAAATTCCAAACTACCCAACTGTGCATAAATACAGATTTACCGTGACCTCTTGAACAGATGATTACTGTTCTTTGAGTAGTATTCATTAATTCATGCCATTCTTGTTGGTGGGCGGCAAAATCTAAACCTAATACTTGTTGAAAAAAATACGGGAATGAGTTTTTTGATAACTCCATATCCATTTGATGTTCAAGGTTTAGTGTGTCTAATTCCATAATCACCACAATTTCTTACACGCTAAACATCTTGGAGTTGTTATTCTTCCTTTACATTGGTCGCAGTTATGTCTTGATTTGAAATTAGCCCTACGCTTTCTATTGGTGTGAGTTCCACCACCACGATTCTTTCCTTTACCTTTCCAATTACCGTAGCCTTTAGCACCTGCATGAATTTTTTTTCCTTCATGAGTTAGCATCATAATTTTCTTACCTGCCCTATCGGAAGGATATACACGACCTACTCTCATATCTTTTTTATCTTTTTTAGAAACAATATCTTTCCAACTCACAATATCAACCTCTCCAAGAATACCCTTCGCCACTTGCTCCGTATTTACTACCTCTTGGTTGAACTGGGGGTTGAGTCTGTTGTTGAGCCTGTTGTTGCCTTTGTTCTTTTAGCCCTCTTTCAAATTCAGATTGAACTGTTCCAATAGGAATGTTTGTTTGATATTGAGATTGTAATTGTTGAAGTCTTTGAGTCAATTGCGGGTATTGGGATTTTAGTTTTTTATATTCATCTAAGGTTCTTTGGTCTGTGAATTTAATTCCGTTTTCTTCAAAGGTTTGCTCCTGTGGTTTTCTACCAAAAAATTTCTTAATAGGATTATGAGTGTAAATATCTCCATCTTTGTGCATAAACAATTTGCCCTCTTTTTCTAAGCGAGAAAGAGTTTCTTTAATTTCAGACTCACTACCAAATTGCTTTAGGTTTTTCATTCCTAATGCTCCACCCTCTTTTTCTATTTCATCAAGAATCTTTTTCTCTAAATTTTCTGATAAAACTTTTTTTCTTTTTTTCTCATCACTTGGGATATATCCCACTTTCAAAATATCTTGCCAATTCATATTATCACTCCTTACCTAAAAAATCACCTATATTCATTCCTCTTTCTCTTTCTCTATTACTCTTAGGACTGTATCTTTTTGAGCCTTTCCTATCTTGTTCAATTTTTTCGTTCATATATTGAGCAAGAAGACCTTCATGATACTTTATCCATTTTGGAGTAGGTTTGAAGTTATCATCATTTTGTATTCTTTTTATCGAATTGATAGTTCTTTCTTCAAACCTTTTTAGTTTATCACTTGGATAATTGTCTGTAAAATACTTCCAACTAATTTTACCATCCTTAATCATATTGTTCTTAATACTACCATAAGGAAGTTTATCATAGTCCACTTTCATGTAAGGAACAGTCCAATTAGAAGGATTAGTCCAATCTGTTTCCTCTTTTAGTATATCTTTCCAACTCATAAAAATCACTTTTGACTAAACTTCTTTCCTGTTGGTATGTGTTGCTTACCTGCTTTAGTTCCCTTTCTTTTCTTTTGGTCTTGATAATCTAAGGTTGCTTTAGGAGTTTTTTGATATGTGGCTTTTGGCA